GCCGAGGAATCGCAGCACCTCATCCGGGTTGAGCGGTTGGATGACGAAGTCACCGAAAGGAGTCCCGCCTCCGCGTGAGTTGGCTCCGAGTACGGGAGCTGCACGTCCTCCACCTCCGCCTCCGCCTCCGCCTCCGCCGGATGGCGTCGTCACGGTAGGAGCCGTCACTGTCGGAATGTTGGGGAGTGTGTTGACGCCTGCGTTAAAGCGGTCGAAGGAGTCAGTCACGCCAGATACGTCAATCGCTGGGCCTCGGCTAGGTGCGGTCGGTGCTGCACCGAAAGAGCTGGAGATCGAGACTTTCCCGATCTCGTCCATGACGTCGCCGAACGGGTTTAGTCGGTTGGCTTGCCGGATCGCGAAGTTCACGACGTCGATCACGCCGTTGATCGCCGACTCGAACGTCTTTACGAGGAAGCCTGCGATCTTTAGCACGAAAGAGCCGAGAGTCGCGAGTGCTCCCATGAGCTTAAAGACGATGTCGATTACCGGGCCGATCGCCTCCGAGACGATGTCGAAGGCTTTCCCGAGGACTTTCGTCAGTACCGGGGCGACGTAGGTCGTCACGAACTTAATCAGATCGGAGAAGAAGTCTTTCATCTTCTCGATGTTGCCGCTATTCTGCTGAATCTTCTCCGAGACTTTCTGGAAGATGTCGCGGAGTCCCTCGAAGACTTTAATCGCGACGTCTCGGATGATCGGGACGAGTTTCTCGCCGATGAACTCGGCAGTCTGCTGAATGAACGGGAGGAGCCGGTCGCGGATTACCGGGACGACTTTATTCCCGATGAAGTCGGCGATCTTCTCGAAGATAGCTGCCATCGCTGGCCCGTACTTGTCGACGATTCGCTGGAATGCGGGGACGACGTCTTTCACGATGAACTCGGCGATCTTGGAGAGCACCGGAAGAACGTAGTAGCCGACTTGCTCGACGAGTTCACCGAAGAAGATTTTTAGGCGGTCAACTTGTCCGGAGAATGTGTCGGCGGCTGCTGCTGCCGATCCGCCGAATGTGTCCGTAAGTACGCCCATCACCTCGTCGAGGGACGCGCCTTCTTTAATCATGGTCGCCATCTCCGGGGAGAGGTTGCGAAGTGCCTTAAAGTTGCCCTCGTACGCCTTAGCGAGGGCGTCTGCGATGGTCGTCTGATCCGTTTGGAGGGCCGTAGAGACGTCGAGGACGAGCGTCATGTCTCGGAGTGCCGTCTCCGTGTCTTTCGTGCCTCTCAATAGGGCCTCATACGCCGGACGAAGCTTGTCATCCGCCACGCCGGTCGCGAGAGCCATAGCGCCGAGCTGGTCGTCTATGGACTTCACCATCTCATCGGATGCTCCGGTGACGTTCCGCATCGTGACGGCGAGCTGCTCGAAGGACTTTTGGTCGTCGGCGGCTTGCTTCGCTGCGAAGCCGATCCCGGCGGCGAGAGCACCGACTCCGGCGGCTGCCGCGAGTCCGAGTTTCTGGACGGCTCCGCCGAACTTACCTAGAGCGCCGTCGGCTTCGTCGAGGGACTTCTTGAGCGGGCCGGCGTTGCCGACGATGGAGACGGTGATCGGCTTGGCCATAGTTAGAGGTCGTACTTCGTGCGGATGGATGTGAGGCGTTCGGCGTAGAGGTTCGCGATCTCACTTCGCCGAGTGTCCGTTGCTTCGTAGATGAACGGGTTCGGCTTAATGCGACGCTTAGGCCAGCCGAAGTGAATCGGGCCTGCATACTCTACGAGGTCGCCGGACGCGGCGCTGCCGGAGCGCTTGGAGCCTCCGGATGAGCCGACTCGAATCTTGGCGGCGGTCTTCGTGGAGGCGTTCTTCATGGAGTTAGCGAGCGCCCCGGAGAGCACCGGGACGAATCGTTTAGCGTCTCCGAGGACGACTTCGGCGACTTTCTTATTGGTCTCTAGGAACTCGCCTTTCACGAGGTCGAGGTCGGAGCCGAGGTTGCGGAGGTCGCGGCGAATCTTCGAGAGGCCTTCGATCTTGACGGCTCCCTGAACGGAGTCGCCGAGACGGTAGCCGAAGGTTCCCGTTCCGTTAGCCATGTCGAGCGCGTCTCCGTTCGTTAAGTTTCCTCGCTCCATCGTAGAGCGCGCGAATCACCTCGTGGGGCGTTCGCATGAGTGCGAGCGGGTCGAGGTTGGTGATAAGTGCGAGGTCGGCGATCTCTCTCGCGACCCCGCCTCCGGGGATGCCTAGTTTCCCGGGCCGTCCTCATGTCCGACGGCGGCGATGTCTTTAATCCACTCGTCGAAGACTTTCGTTATCTTGCCGGAGTTCTTCTCGGCGAGCCATGCGAGGTAGTAGAGCGATTCCATCTTCGGCTTACCGTTCGGATCGAACGCTGCCGAGATGGAGACTTTCGCCCAGCGCTCGAATGCGATCTGGGAGTCTGCGTAGACGGGGAACGTCTCTTGCGTTCCGTCTTTCCGCTTTATTGTGACGGAGATATCGAGCATCGTTTAGGCGACTGCCTGCACGATCGCGCCGCCCGTGTACGTTGCGGTCACTTGGACTAGCTCGCCTACGGATACGGCGATCGGAGCTGAGGCTAGGAACGCCCCAGAGTGTGTATACCTTGGCGAGCTTGCTCCGGGCGCGGAGGTGAGTGGCTCGTAGACGATCGTCACGGAGTTGCCGACGTCGCCGAAGATCGATTGGATCGCTTCACCGGAGGCGAAGGTTCCCATGACGGTAAAGGTCGTCTCGGACGACTGCAAGCCGGCGACGAACGTCCTCGAAGCGTCCTTTAGTGAGGTGCTCTCCAATGCGTCGACGTTCTTCGTCATGGTGATCGAGACGAGCTGATCGGCGAGATCGACGGAGTCCACGGTGAAGACTGCGGCGGCTCCTAAGAATGTTGCGGTAGGCATGAGATGAGTCTAGTCCTTGTCTGTATCGGAGGCGTCTTTCCGAGCGCCCTTGTGCTTGCGGGGTTCATCGTAGCCGATTTCCACGATGAGATTCTTCGCTCGTGCGCGGTCTAGGTCGATCCCGCAGAGCTGAAGGCCTTCCGCCGAGACGATGTCGCCGTCGGCGAAGCCATAAAGCCGGCGAGAGGTGACGCGGAACTTCTTCATCCGTAGCACACTACCTCGAAGCGGTATGCGAGCATCTCAACGCCCGAGACGGTGACGGAGAGAGGCGAGGCTCGGAGGCAACGGATGGAGGAGACGGAGCCGCCGAGAGTCTGATCGGCTTCGATCTTCGTCTTGATGGAGCTATTCCCGGTGGCAGTGAGAAGGCCGTCTAGGTAATCTTGCGCGGCCCGGTCGCTCATACGTCCGGCGATGACGGTGACGTCGAGGTTCGCGGTATCTGCTCCGCGCTTCATGACTAAGTCCCAGTCCATCGTCAGATTCCCGACGATCGCCGCCGGCGGGACGATGTTCTCGGGGATGGTGTCGTAGACGCGGAGTCCGGTGATGTTGAGCGCGAGTTTCATCTTGTCGCGAACGGTGGACGGCGTCACGCGACGACCTCTCGACGGTACGCCCGGACGATTGCGGCGATGTCTCGTCCGAGAGGACTCATGCGGATCGCTCCGAGTTCGGAGAGTCCGAGCACTCCGCCTACGGATGAGGCTCGCTTGACGTAGTCGGCGGCGAGGATGAGGCAGCTCTCGACGATGTCGTCGGGTGGAGTGCCGTTATACCATCCGAACTTCGCAGTGACTTGCACTCCGGGGCGACGTGACGTCGGCAGAGGGAAGAGGTCGGAGCCGACGATCGTAATCTGCGTGTATGGGCGCTGCTGCTGAGGAGCGGTCACCGGGTCGAGGATGTAGTCCGTGTTCAGTGTGAGTACGTCCGTATAGTTGCCGTTCCCGGTGAGGTCGAATGCGACTTGGAGGCCGCTCGTCGAGCCGATGTCATCTACGAAGAGTGTGTAGAAGTCGGTCGCCCGGTAGAGACGTGCGGTCGCGTTGGCGTCCATCCAGAATCGGCGATTAGCGATTCGGTCGATGCTGCGGGATGCGGCTTCGATGGCCTTCTCAATCGTCGTCGTCTCGTCCGCCGTGATCGTGCTCATGTTGGCGTACGCCTGAAAAGCGGCGAGCGTCGTATAGCCGTTAGTAATCGCCATGTCTAGGACTTCTTTCTCTTCCGCTTTTTGGGAG